AACAACTGCTGGAAAGCGCGACGATGCGGCCGGGGGCGGCAGCAAAGGACTAGGCGAAGGGGCCGCCCAAAGGCTCAACGGCGAGCACGACAATCGCTACTACATTATTTAACATAATATGCATTATTGACATTCGCTGGGCTGACCGATCCGCCTGGAATCAGTCAGCCCGCAGTGCACGTCGCCTTAGCGGCGACGCGATTTCACGGCTCTGCGGGCGTAGTTAAAAAGCTCTTTGAGCTTCTCGGCCAGTCCCTTGCGGCTGGCTTCTTCCTCGGCTAAGAGGCGCAACGCCTCCGTCTCGGTGACGCCGGCCGCTTTTGCGAGGATCAGCGCGTTCAAGAATCCCGGGAGGTTGGTTCCGAGCTTGTACTTGTTCAGCAGCGTCTGAGTGATGCCCATGTCGTGGGCGGCCTTGTTCACGGAACGCCCGTGAAGCGCTCTATCAATGAATTCCGTGTACGTCATAGATAACTCCAATTGGCTTACTTAGCACAATGTTACTAGCATCACATCTAGCCACATCTTACTAAGAACAGATTGGCTAACAGGACGGAGTGTAGGCGGTAAACAACGGCGGGTAAACCGCTCCGGGCTGGCACGGCTGGCCTCTTTCATTTCAAAAGGTAACGACACCATGAACTTCAAGCTGACGATTCTCGCAGTGAATACCCGTTCGGGCCGCTCCATCAAAACTGGCCGTGACTACACGATGCACGAAGCACAGTGCGTGATTACTGCGCAACGCGAGGGGCAAGACCCGGTGGTGTCTGTCGGCACGGTGATGCTCGCGGACTCGTTGAAGGACACTCCGCAGGGCGACTACCTGCCTGACTTCATGCCGCGCGTGCGTGATGGTCGTATTGATTTCGAGGTGTCGAGCCTGAAGCCGCTCAATGGTCGCCCTGCTGCGCAACCTGCCAACAAACAGCCTGTGGCTGCCTGATGTTTCCTGCTCACTGAGCCCGGTTTCCCGGGCTCTGTTTCGTTTACGAGGCTGATGGGGGAATGGTGATGCGCTGGAATTTTGAGGTTCTGTTCTTTCTGCCTTCGGGGCAGCGGCGTTTCGAGGTGTTCGCCAAGGATGAACGCGAGGCGCTTGAGAGGTGCATTCACGCGGTGAAGCATGAGCGCGGTCTTGAGGATGCCTCGGTAGTTTTCAACCGTGGTGCCGTCGCTCCTCGGGGTGCGTGGTGATGCGCTGGTTCCTGTCTTTGTTCTCGGAGCGCGTGGCGGTAGAAAAGGACCGTCGCTCGCATTCTCAGGCGCTGTACGCGAAATACAGGGCCGCTCTTTTCAAGGTGTCGTGATGTCCAACATCGATTTCAGTTCGATTCCCTCGGCGCTTGATCCATCTGTGGTGGTCGCTGCCCTACTCGCTCTTGGCATTGTCTACGCGATGGTGGATTTCGTGATCTGGGCGGTTCGTGAAGTCGGTGGGCTTTTCGAGTGGTATCAGTACGGCGACATGGATAACGACGAGCATTGGGATACGCGGTTTGGGCGTGTCAACAGGGCTCTGAACAAAGTCGGTTTGGGGCGGTAGTCATGGCTCAATGCGTCGTGTGGCAAGGGGCGTCGCTGGTTGCGACGATGGATGCTCCGGAGGCATGCCAGGGCTTTGTGCTGTTGCAGAGCACGGAGTACACGAACGCAATGAGCCTTGCTCAAGGTTTGCAAATCCCAACGCAGGATCAAATGGGCGCGGCGTTCGCGTTGGGATTCATTCTGCCGGCGACGTGTTTCGTCGTTGCGCGAGTCTGCCGCGCTCTCTTTGTTTGGGAGTGAATCATGAAGGGTCTCTATCGTCGTATCGCTGTTGCTTCGGGTTCGGTCGCTGCCATGGTGGCAACTGGTGCGGCCAACGCTGCTGGTGGTCTCGATTTTTCCCCGATCACGTCGGGCGTGGATTCGAGCACTGTCGTAACGGCAATCGTTGCCATGGGTGTGGTTCTGGCTCTGCCGGGCTTCGCCAAGTGGGCAACGAAGAAGGTCGCAGGTTTCTTCGGCTAATCGCTGGAAAGCGTTGTGTAGGCCCGTATGCGTTCCGCTGCGGGCCTTTTTCATTGGGGGTGGGGTGATGCTATGGCTACTGTTCTACGGGGGATTGGGGCTGGTGTGCGCGGGCGCTGTCGTTATTGGCTTCGGCAGGTAGAAGCGTTTGCACTGGCTGTGCTGCTGGCGGGGCTGCTGTCTGTGCCGACTGTGCGGGCGCAGACGTTGTTACCGGATGGCACTTTGAACTGGGGTGTCACGTCTACCGGCCCGAGTTCGTCAACGGTGAACGGCACGAATCTTGTGATCGCTGCTGCGGCACTCGCGATTGGTTTTGTCGCTACGGGCGGAGCGTCGGCAGCGGTTGCTGTCACTGGTCGTGCGTTGACGGTAGCCGGTTCCGTGGTGGGTCCAATTGCAGCGAACATGTTGCGCGCTGCTGTGGCACGCGGGCCGCTCGCGGGTGCAATGCTGGGCTTGGCTGTTGCTCTAGGGTCTGATGCGAAGTATGACGCGGCGTCGAATTCGTTCCTGTCGATCCCTGCGACGGGCGGCTATGGCTATAAGTGGTATCTGGCAGGCCAGCAGTCGGTGACGTTCGATGATCCGGTGGCGGATTGCACGTCGCTTAGCGCGGTGGCTCCGCTTATCCAGTGGTCAACGGATGGTCCGCCGCCGTCTGCGATGTCATGTGGTGTCAAGAATGCGGCTGGTCAGATCGTGAATTGGCGGTCGTATAGCCTGTCCACGAACTGCGCGACGAACTATGTGAAACAGGGTTCGACATGTGTCTATGCCGGTGTAGGTGTGCCAACTACGGATGCGCAGCTATCGGCTGCAATTCAGAAGCCTGCGGCGTTGGCGAAGGTTTGGGATGCTGGGGGCTGTCCGCAGAAGATCACGACGTTTCGTGACACTGCCAGCGCGGACGATCCTTGTGCGCAGATTGTCGGGGCGCCAGGTGGAACGTGGACACCTGTCACGGTGCCGAACGGTGGTGCGGTGTCGCTGCCGTCTCAGACGCAGACGGTGACGGATTCGACCGGCAAAGTGACGGGGACCATCACGAAGACCCCAACGGCACAGGTTTCGCCGAATACGAATCAGGCAACGATGGCGGCTTCGCCGGTGATTGTTCAGGGTGGTTCGGTAGTGAAGACGACTACGAACAATGCGGACGGCACGCAGACTACGACTACGACAACGACAACGAATCCAGCGACGACGACCGATACGCCTCAGGACGGCACAGCGACATTCAACGCAGGAACGCAGGACCTGTACACGAAGAAATCCCGGACGTGGGCGCAGGTGCTGGCGGATTTTCAGGCGAAGCTACAGCAAGCCCCGTGGTATGTGTCGGCGTCGAGTTTCTTCAACGTGTCGATATCTGGCGGTGCGTGTCCGCACTGGACTGTGTCCGCTACGAAGTGGACACCTGCGATGGATGCGGGCGTTTATGTCTGTAGCTCTTCGATGATGGCGCTCTATCAGACGGGTGGCATCGTGGTGATGATTGTGGCCGCGTGGGCTGCGTTCCGGATTGCCTTCCTATGAACGGGATTATTAACGCGATTAGCGCGCTGGCCACGTGGTTGCTGAACCTCGTTGTTAAGGTCTTTGCGGCGCTGTGGGACATCGTCAACGATCTGGCGATTGCATGTGTGGACGGCTTTTTGACTGCTATTGCTGGCGCGATTGGGTTGATTCCCGCGCCGACGTTCTTGCAGAGCGTGAACATGCAATCGCTGTTCAACGGCATTGGGTCTGACGTGCTTTTTTTCTTCGGTGTGTTCAATATCGGCGCGGGTATCGCCCTGCTCGGCTCCGCGTTCGCCTTCCGCATGCTGCGTAAGTTCGTGACGCTCTTCCAATGGTGATGCGCGATGTTTATCTTCCATGAAGGTCTGCCCCGCTCTGGTAAGAGCTACGAAGCGATGGTGAAGCGGATCATCGCTGCTTTGAAAAAGGGCCGTAAGGTTTGGGCGCGGCTCAACGGGATGGATTACGACAAGATCGCGGACGTATCGGGCCTGCCTGTCGAGCGTGTGCGTGAACTTCTGCACGAAATCCCGGAAGACAAGGTTTTGGACTGGGCGAAGCTCGTGGAGAACGATGCGCTCGTCATCCTGGACGAGATGCAGAACTTCTGGCCGCATGGTTCGGCTCGCAGCATGGGGCCGGATCAGATCAAGGCCATCGCCGAACACGGGCACCGGGGCCTAGACATCGTCGGTATGGGGCAATTGCTTCAGGGCGCTGGCGGTGTGCATGCAAACTGGGTGAATCGCTGCGATCAAAAGATCGTGTTCGAGAAACAGAATGGGCGCGGGAAGAGCGATAGCTATCGGTGGACTGCGTACAAGGGCAAGCATGACGGCAGGAAGATCGTTTTCCTGAAGACCAATAGCGGGCTTGAGAAATACGATCCGAAGTACTTTGGTACGTACGCGACGCGTGTTGAGGGTTCGGAGAACGCGGAGACTTTTCAGGACAGTCGCACGAACATCATGAGCAACCCGGTGTTTCGCAAGTGGTTGCCGCTGTTCGCAGTGGTGCTGATCGCGGCGGTGGTGTTCATCATCTATTTGTTCAAGGGCGGCGGTCTTGAAAAGGGTCTGACGAAGGGTGTGAAACCTGCTGATGCCCCGCATGTGGTGACGACGACGGTTACGACGCCTGCATCGGCTCCGGTCGCTTCTGTTGCGAACGTGGCGCAGGGCTCGCCTATGAACGATGGCAAGGCGCAGCCTGAGGCGATGTCGGCTGACTACATTGCTGCTATCTCTGCCAAATGGCGACCTCGCTTGTCCGGCGTGATCTTCACAGCCAGGCGTGCGCGGCTGTACGTCGAATGGTACGACGATGGCTATCGGCTGAAGGAACGGCTTTCGGCTGCGCAGCTTGAGGAAATGGGATGGGGTGTGCGCCAGTCCGCGTATGGCGAGCATGTGTTGCTCTCGAAGGCGGGTACGACGGTCATGGTGACGGCGTGGCCGCTTGAGCCCTTCGGTGCTGTCAGCGAGACAACAAACAGGGGGTTGGCCGCGGCTGCGGAGAATGATCGCGGACGGTCGGGTGGTTAGCGCTTCTGTGCTGCCTTGAGCCGCTCGGCGATGGGTAGCAGGCCACGCAGGATTGCGCCGTCGTAGTCCATGACACGTGCAACAAGCTGGCGGATGGTGCGGCAAACGAATTGCTTGCCGTCGGGGCGGGTCCACACGAAGTGCGAGGCGTTGCGAATGAGCTTACGGACGTGCAGTTTGAAAGCGATTTGGACCCAAGGGCAGAAAGTGGTCTTTGCGCGCGTCGATCGGCGCTTGCGCGGGAGAGCGAACCACAGCGGTGCGTTGCAGAGTCCGCCAATGAGTGAGAGGGTCAGTTGGGTCATGGTTCTCGCCTTTAAGTGCATCGGGCCGCTAGATTCTGAGTCCCGGCGTCTTTGTCTCCGGGAAGCTTGCCGAAGCTGCTTCGGCATCAGTCCGCTGAGTTCGTCGTCCCGCGAACATGCAAGGCCGCTCGCTTCGGAACGTGGAATAAATGGGAGGGGCCCGATTGCGGCTGTATCGCAATTGGGAGGTCGCCCGTTTATGCCGCGAAAGTCCGAAGGGAGTGGACTATGTTCGAAGAAGGGGCGACGGGCTCAGCGGGCCGCTGACGCGCGTGGCTGACCGAAGACGCCGCGCGGCAAGCGCCCATAGCAGCGAAGCTGCTCTAGCTATAGGTGTTTCGTGCAGTTGATAGGCAGTTAGGGCGAAGCCCTCAGAACGATCTTTTGCAGTGTTGTAGGGGCGGGTATCGGTGCAGCCGGAAAATCGATCCTGAGCCGATCTGATGCGGTGCCGGTGGGTGTTGGGATGTGGGTGTCAGGGGCGTTAGCCCGCTCGCCCCGCCTCGCCCGCAGCGGAGCGAGGACGGACGGGGCGAGCGAAGCGAGCCCCTAAACTTGTAGTAATAACACTTAACGGAAACGTACTACTGGCGCGGCTTTCAGGGCGACGCCGATCGCAGGACCAAAGAAAAAGCCCGGCATCTGTTCCACCAGATCCGGGCCTACATCGCGACACGTTTAAGGACACTCGCAATGCGTGCGAAAATTATAGATGCAAGCTATCACGAAGTAAAAGGCCATTACTCTGATGCCGATGCAAAGGCACTCGCCTATCAGGCGCAGGTGCGACAGAACGAAGCGGAGCGAGGCTTTGTAGATGGTCCGTGGAAAGACACCATCGTTGGCCGCATGCGGTACTTCGAGGACGGGTCCGTGAACTTCTATGCGTACCCTCTCTCCGTCCGCACTCGCCTGGGCGAATTGCGAGCTCGGTGGGAAGCAAAGCGTACGAAGCGTGGCGAGTCTGAGAACGTCGAGCAGTCGCGGGAGTCGTCGGCAAAGCGTGCTAAGAAGAACGTTCGGTTGCGCTGCCAAACCATTGCTGGGGATCGTCTGCTGACGCTCACTTATCGAGGCGCCATGACCGATGTGGATCGCTTGAAGCGTGATTTCGACGCGTTCCGGCGTGCGATGCGTCGTGCTGGTGAGTGGCACTATGTGGCCGTTCCTGAGCAGCACAAAAGCGGGGGCTGGCACATTCATATCGTGGTGCACGGTCGCTTGGCGTACAACCTCGTTAGAGGCATCTGGCGTCGCGTTGTCGGCACGGATGAACAGGGCCGCACTGGCGGGAATATTAACGTGCGCAACCCGAAGGATGGCGTGAAGTATGGCAAGTGGAAGCGCCATGCGCTGGCGGCCTACATCGCTAAGTACATCGCGAAGGATGTCGGCGATCACGATCTGAACAAGAAACGCTATTGGTCGTCCAAGGGCATTCCGGTGCCTGAGCCAGTGACCTACTTCAGTCAGGACGGCGGCGACATGCATAGTGTGATCGTGGATGCGATGCACGCAGCAATGGAGGTATGCCCCGCCGATCAGATACAGGCGTACGTATCGGGTGGAGGTCGATACTTTTTCGTTGGGGCGTCCCCTGCCCTATAGCGTCAGCACTTATTGCGGTACATCTGATCGCGGGTGAATCTGTGCCGCTGTTTGAGACTGTCCAGACCCTGTGCGCTGTTTGGTTGGCGCATGGCGGCTTCGAGTGCTTGAGCGTCGGCGGCAAGCGCTGCGCATAAGCCAGCGTTGTTTGCCTGCTGCTGTGCGACCTGCTGCTCAACTTGGCTAACTTGGACTTGTTGACGTCCGCTTTCTGTGGCGCGTTGTTGCAGAAACTCTTGCTCTTGTCTAACGACGTTTTCGCTCTTGCCGGTGGTGGAAACGGTACCGCCCATCGTGGTTGTGATGTCGGTGTAGCCAGCGGGGCAATATCTGTCCTGTGTGTACAGGATGCTTTTCCCGCCTCGACATTTTGCGCCGAATGCTGTTGAGGTCAGTGCGATGAGTGCAATTGCGGCGATGGTCCTACGCATGGTTTTGGCCCCTTCCTATTTTTTCGGAGAGGCTACCATACGTGCGAGTACGCCCGATTTTGCGTTCCGGCTAGAACAGTTCGAGTTGCTTGGTCCGAAACATGACAAGGTCATAAGCCCACCTTGGAACGGGTCGATGCCCTGCTTTCCAACGTCGGATTGTTCTGACGTGTCTACCCGTCCAACGTGCTATAACGTCTTCAGGGAAACCTGCGGTAGCTGCTGCGAATTCGGAAGGAAATACGTGGCGTGTTGCTGTGCGGATTTTCATTCGACCCTGCGGACTGTTCTGTATTTTTTGTCCACTATCGTATCCGACCCGGAAAGCCCGTTTTGAGCGGGCTCTCCGGGTTTTTTGTTGCGCGTTACTTGCTATGCATTATGGATTGAACTGATGCTGGACCCAAATAGTAATGTCGTACTTGGGATGAACTCAAATGTCATACCCCCTTGCCGGCGTCGTGGCCACGGCGCTGATCCTGGAATCGGGTTTAGTGCTCGCGGATGAACATGAGCACGCGGCGAGCGCAGGCCAGCTAGGCCACGTCAGCTTCCCAACCTCGTGCGAGCCCAGGGTCCAGCCATTGTTTGAGCGTGGCGTGGCGCAGCTGCACTCGTTCTGGTTCACCGAGGCGGGCAAGACCTTCGCGGCGGTCATCGACCAGGATCCGGGCTGTGCAATCGCCTACTGGGGGATCGCCGTCAATCTGTTGGGCAATTCCCTTGCTGGCCCGCCACCGCCGCGCGATGCCCAGGCGGCGTCCGAAGCCCTCGCCAAGGCTCGCACGGTCGGGGCAAAGACCCAACGCGAGCGAGACTGGATCGAGGCGATCGGCGCGTATTACCGTGACTATGACAAGGTGCCCCTCGGCACCAGGCTGTCGGCCTACGCGGACGCCATGCAACGGATGACGCAGCGCTATCCGGACGACGACGAAGTCTGGATCTATTACGCGCTGTCCCTGCAGGCTGCTGCTCCACCAACTGACCGAACCTATGCCAACCAGCGCAAGTCCGCTGAGATTCTGGAGAGGCTGTTCGCGAAGAACCCGCAGCATCCCGGCGCCGCGCATTACCTGATCCATGCCTACGACTATCCGCCCCTTGCGCAAAAGGGGCTCGCCGCGGCCAGCAAATACGCCAGCATTGCACCCGCGGCGCCACATGCGCGGCATATGCCGTCGCACATCTACACGATGCTCGGACGGTGGGAGCAATCCATCACGTCCAACCTGAGCGCGCTTGAAGTCCAGCCGGATTACTATCACGCGATGGACTTCGTCGTCTATGCGCAACTGCAGTTGTCGCAGGACGCGAAGGCACGTGCCTTGATCGACAAGGGAGTGGCCTATGCCTTGCAGAAGCCGCCAACCTTGAATGGCAACAAGAACTCCGTTGCAGCGATGCCGGCGCGCTACGCTCTTGAGCGCGCCGACTGGAAGGGCGCGGCCGCCCTGCCCGTCACCTCGAACAACTGGGCGTACGCGGATTCGATCACG